CCCGCACGTCGGCATCCTGGACGAGCTGCACGCCCACAAGGATCGAGCGCTCTTCGACGTCATCAAGTCCGCCTTCGGAGCCCGCCGCAACCCGCTGCTGTGGATGATCACGACGGCCGGGTACAACATGGCGGGCGTCTGTTACGAGCAGCGCAGTCTCGTCTGCAAGATGCTCGAGGGTATCATCGAGCTCGACCACTACTTCGGCATCATCTTCACCATCGACGACGGCGACGATCCGTTCGATGAGCGCGTATGGATCAAGGCCAACCCGATGCTGGGCATCACGCCCACGGTCAAGTCGATGCGGGACTACGCCGAAGAGGCGAAGATCAGTCCCTCGAGCGAAGGCGAGTTCAAGACCAAGCGGCTCAACATCTGGCTGAATGCCGCCTCGGCCTGGCTCAATATGGCTCAGTGGAACGCGTGCGCCGATCCAACGCTGTCCTGGGACGCGTTCAAGGGCCTGGAGTGCTACATCGGAGGCGATCTCGCCGATAAGGACGACATCACGGCGATCGTCCTGGCAGCCTACGAGTATGGCGAGGGACTGCCGCCCGAGGGCCGGCTGATCCTCAAGCCGGTGTTCTGGCTGCCCGAGGCGGTGCTGCGGCATCCGGCGCACGCCGAGGGTCGCGGTCCGGCGCCCTACCGCGCCTGGGCCACAGACGGGTTCCTGAGGCTGACGCCAGGCGACTGGGTCGACCACAACAACGTTGAGGACCAAGTGCGCGATTGGATCGATACCTATTCGGTCCGCAAGTGCACGTTCGACCAGTTCGCGGCCGCGCAGGCGATGGCGAGCAGGCTCAACGAGGACCTGGCGACGCCGGACGATCCGCTCGCCGTCATCCTGTACAAGAAGGCCTCGACCGTCACCGATGCCGCCAAGGAGCTCGAGCGTCGCATCAAGGCAGGACCCCGCTACATCCGCCACGACGGCAATCCGGTCATGACCTGGATGGCGTCCAATGTGGTCGTGGCGCGCCGCCGGGACGAGACGCTCCTCCCGATCAAGGAGTCCGAGCACTCGCCCAACAAGATCGACGGCATCGACGCCCTCATCAACGCCATCGACCCCACGATCGATCGCGGTCTGAGCGAGGACGAGGGCGTCGAAATACCCGACGACTACAGGATATCCCTCTGATGGGCCTCATGGACCGCTTCATCCGTCCCGCGGCATCGGACGTCGCGCAGCGCGACCCGTGGGATGACCGCTGGTGGGGGCCGGTGGTGCGCCCCGTCGCCGCCGGCGTGTCCGTCACGGTCGAACGGGCCCTGACACTGCCGGTCGTGTACGATTGCTGCCAGGTCCTCTCTCAGACCATCGGGGCCCTGCCCTGGGGCATCTTCGAACGGACGGCCGACGGCTCGAAGCTGCGCCGGGAGCAGCACCCCCTCATGGACGTGCTGGCGGATCCCAATCCCGAAACCACGGCCCAGGAGCTCTTCGGTCAGATGGTGTGGGATCTGGCCGCGCATGGCGATGCCTTCTTCGAGGTGGTGTCGGGTGATCGCGGCCCGGTCTCCACGCTGTGGCGCCTCGATCCGGCCCGGGTCACGGTCGAGCGCCTCGCGGACCGTGCGCGTCGCTACCGCTATCGGGGCGATGATGGCCGCGAGCGGATCCTGCTCGACGACGACGTATGGCATCTGCGCTCTCTGCCGCTCTGCAGCGACGGGCTGCGCGGGACGTCGCGCATCCAGGTCGGACGCGAGGAAATCGGGGCGGCCTTGAGCTTGAGAGACTACGCCAATCGGTTCTTTCACAACGATGCGACGCCTCCGTTCGTGCTGCATCACCCGTCCCACTTCAAGGACGACGCGAGCCGCCAGAACTACCTGAAGGCCATCAAGCGCTGGTGGACCGGCGAGCGCCGCCATGCGCCGGGCGTGCTCGAGCACGGCATCAAAATCGAGAAGGTGGGCGTGAACAACGAGGAAGCTCAGTTCCTCGAGACCCGAAAGGCGCTCGACTACTCGATCGCGCAGCTCTGGCGCATGCCGCCGCACAAGGTGGGCCTGCTGGAGCGGGCCACGTTCTCGAACATCGAGCAGCAGGCGCTGGAATTCGTGACTGACACTCTCCTGCCGTGGCTCGAGCTGATCGAGCAGTCGGTCGGCAAGTTCCTCATGATCAACGGCCGGCGGTTTTTCTTCGAGTTCAACGTCTCCGGGCTGCTGCGCGGCGATCTGCAGGCGCGCTACGCCGCGTTCGCGCAGGGCCGCCAATGGGGCTGGCTCAGCGTCAACGACATCCGCCGGCTCGAGAACATGAACCCGGTCGAGGGCGGCGACGTCTACCTGCAGCCGCTCAATATGGTACCGGCCGGCGCGCTGCCGCCGCGCGATCAGGCGACGGCGGAGATTCTGGGCCCCGACGGCCGGCCGGTGTCGCGTGTCTACGGCGCCACTGTCGTGCGACTCGACCAGCTCCGCCGTCCGGTCCAGCAACGGGAGGCTCTGCGCCATGCCGCATGAGATCCGGCGCGTCCTGCAGGCGTTCGCCACGCGTCCGTGGTTCATCGATCCGCGAAAGGCCGCCGAGATAGCCGCCATGCTCGAGTTGCGCGCCCGGCTCGGGCCCCGCAACCAGCCCTGGCGCCAGGGGCGTGCCGACGACGAGGGCAACAGCCGTGAGGGGCCGCGTGAGGCGGTGGGTCAGCAGGCCGGCAGCATCGCCGTCCTGCGTCTCTACGGCTCGATCGTCCCGCGCATGGAGCGCCTCGAGGACGTGAGCCAGACCGCAGCGAGCCTGGTCGACTTCGGGCGCGCCTTCGATGCCGCGGCCAGCAATCCCAACGTCCGGGGCATCGTCATCGACGTCGATTCGCCCGGGGGCACGGTCGACCTGGTCCCCGAAACCGCAGCACGGATCCGCCAGGCCAAGCGGGCCGACCGGCCCATCATCGCCGTCGCCAACACCCTCGCGGCATCCGCCGCCTACTGGATCGCTTCGGCGGCCGACGAGCTCGTCGTCACGCCCTCGGGCGAGGTCGGCTCCATCGGCGTCTATATGATGCACGAGGACGTCTCCGAATTCCTGCGCGCCCGCGGGGTGATCGTCACGTTCATCGCCGCTGGCCCGCGCAAGGTCGAGGGCAACGCCTTCGAGCCGCTGTCGGCCGAGGCCCGCAGCTATCTGCAGGACCAGGTCCTCGAATACTACGAGATGTTCACGCGCGACGTCGCCAAGGCGCGCGGCGTGCCGCAGTCGGTGGTGAAGGCCGATCCCGAGGCGAGTGAGCGCCATTTCGGCGGCGGGCGCACCTACATCGGCCGCCGGGCCGTCGAGCTCGGCATGGCCGACCGGGTGGCGACGCTCGAGGAGACCATCGCCCGCCTGCAGGCCGGCTATCGTCCGCGCAAACGTCGCAGCGAGACCGAGCGGCGCCGCCTGGCCCTGTGCTGACCCGCGTCCCATGCAGTCACGACGGCCGTCCGGCGACGGGCGGACGGCCGAGGTCGCGCATCTCTCGCCCGTCATCACACGAAAGGGACTGCCCCATGAGCAAGAGGCTCAAGGAGCTCCGGCAGCGCCAGCACGACCTGAAGGCCGAGGCCACGGCGCTGCTGGATGCAGCGGACAAGGACGACCGCGATCTCACCGAGGCCGAGGAGACGCGCTACAGCGAGATCGAGGCCGAGCTCGAGAAGCTCAAGTCGGATATCGCGGCCGAGGAGAAGAAAGCCGATCGCCGTCGCAACCTCGAGGCGGTGCGCACGAGCGTGCCCGCCTTCTCCATCGTTTCGAACGAACCCAATCCGGCGACCACCGGCGGATTCCGCAGCATCGCCGAGTTCGCCCGCGCCGTGCATCTCGCGTGCCGGCCCGGGGCCCCGGTGACCGACCCGCGGCTGCTGGCCTATCGCAACGGCTCGGGCATCCAGGCGGCGCCGGCCAATTATCACGAGGGCGGCGGGTCTGCGGGCGAGGGCTTCGAGCTGCCGGTGCAGTATCGGGACGAGCTCTGGCAGCTCATCTTCGACATGGACGATCTGCTCACCGACGTCGATCTGGAGCCCACCTCGGCGCGGCAGATCGACTGGGTGGCCGACGAGACCACGCCCTGGGGTTCCACCGGCGTGCAGGCGTCCTGGCGGGCCGAGGGCAGCCAGATGGTCGCCAGCAAGCTGGCCACCAAGGGCCGCTCGCTCACGCTCCACGAACTCTATGCCTTCGTGATCGCCACCGACGAGCTGCTCGAGGACGCGCCGCGCCTCAACAATCGCCTCACCCTCAAGGCGGCGCAAGCGATCAACTGGAAAATCAACGACGCGCTGTTCTACGGCTCGGGCGCCGGACAGCCCCTCGGCTGGTTCAACGCCCCGGCGGCCATCACCGTCGCCAAGGAGTCGGGCCAGACGGCGGATACCATCGTCGCCGCCAACGTCCTCAAAATGTACAGCCGGCTCCTGGTGGCGCCGGGCGATCAGCCGGTGTGGCTCGCCAATCGGGATACGGTCCCGCAGCTCTCCCAGATCACCATCGGCGACCGGCCGGTATGGCTGCCGCCCAACGGCCTGGTGGACGCTCCCGGCGGCTTCCTGCTCGGCTATCCGATCCGCTGGTCCGAGCACTGCAAGACCTTGGGTGACCTGGGTGACATCCAGCTCATCTCGCCCAAGGGCTACTACGCGGCCCGCCGTACCCAGGGCGTGCAGTTCGCCTCATCGATGCATCTCTTCTTCGACTACGGCATGCAGGCCTTCCGGTGGACGTTCCGCTTCGGCGGCCAGCCGCATCTGTCGGCGCCGGTCAGCCCGGCGAACGGCACCAACACCAAGTCGCACTTCGTGCTGCTCGAGGCACGCTGATCCTAGCCGCCCGGGCGCATCGCTACCCCCGAACCAAGGAGATCATCCATGTCGAAGGTCCTGAGGCCTTCCGATCGCGCCGCCGTGCTCGGCGGCGTCCACGCCGTCTCGCAGAGCGTCGGCACCGTCGTCACGGGCTGGCTCGACGTCTCGAAGTTCGACAAGATCCTCGCCGTCATCGACGCCGGGGTGCTGGGTGCCTCCGCCACCCTCGATGCCAAGATCCAGCAGGCAACGTCATCGGGCGGGGCCGGGGCCAAGGATATCACGGGCAAGTCGATCACCCAGCTCACCAAGGCGGGGGGCGACGACAACAAGTGGGCGCTGATCAACCTCGCCGCCGAGGAGCTCGACGTCGCCGGAGGCTTCAAATACATCCAGCTCTCCCTGACGGTCGGCACGGCGGCGAGCCTGGTGTCCGCGCTGGTGCTCGGCTTCGATGCCCGCTACGCGCCGGGTTCGGACTACGACGCCGCGGCCGTGGACGAGATCGTCGGCTGACGGATGCGAGTCCGCTTCCTGCGCGAGAGCGTCGCCGGCGGAACGCGCATCGCGGCGGGTCAGGTCGTCGACCTCGATCCGCTCGCGGCGCTCCGCTGGCTGCGCACCGACGCTGCCGAGATCGTCGAGGTGTCCGAGGTGCAGCCGGACGTCCCGGTGGACAGACCGTCCGGTGGGCGTGGCTCACGCAGAGAGGGCCGCCTGAAGCGGCCCAAGCCGGGGGCATAGTATGGCCGGGCTGGACCTCGTCACGCCGCCGGCGAGCGAGCCGATCACGCTCGCCGAAGCCAAGGCACACCTGCGGGTCGATCACGCCGACGAAGACACCCTCATCGAGGCCTACATCGCCGGCGCGCGCTCCAGCGTCGAAGCCGTGCTGAAGGCCTCTCTGCTCGAGACGGTGTGGCAGTATCGCATCGACGGGGGCTTCCCGCGGGAAATCCGCCTGCCCATCGGGCCCGTCCTGACAACGAACGGCCTCGCCGTCACGTATGTCGATGGGGCCGGAGCCGTGCAGACTCTCGATCCCGCCTCCTATCAGGCGTCGCTGGGGTCGACCGCGGTGATCCGGCCCGCGTATGCCCTGGTCTGGCCCGTGACCCGGCCGGAGCTCGACGCGGTGCGCGTCACGTTCCGCGCCGGCTGGCCTGCGGCCGCCGATCTGCCGGCCGCGGTTCGCGCCGCCCTGCTGCTGATGATCGGACATCTCTACGCCAATCGCGAGGCCGTCATCCCGGCCGGAGCGCTCACCGAGCTCCCGCTCGGGGTGCACAATCTGCTCATGCCTTTCGTACGTTTCGACTGACAAGGAGACCACCGTGCCCCTCAAGACCAAGCTCAAAGCGGCCGTCGCGTTCGAACTCACCGGCACCCCCGATTTCGGCGTCACCAAGGCGGAGTACGGCGGCTTCGCCGATTACGACCTCAAGAACGGCACCGGCAGCGATCAGGCCGACCGCGTGTTCGCGGACACGCGCACGCTCAACCCTTCTTCCAACGAGGACCTGGACCTGGCCGACCCGTTGCTCGATCCGATCGGGGGCGCGGCGGCCTTCGCGAAGGTCAAGGCGATCATCGTCCGGGCGGCGGCAACCAACACCAACAACGTGGTCGTCGGCGGGGCCGCCACCAACGCGTTCGTCGGCGGCTTTGGCGCCGCGGCACACACCTTCGCCGTGCCGCCGGGCGGCGTGTTCATGGTGAGCGCGCCGAAGGGTGGCTGGACGGTGACGCCGGGCACCGGCGATCTGCTGCGCATCGCCAATTCCGGGGGTGGCACGGCCGTCACCTACGACATTACCGTCATCGGTACCTCGGCCTGATGACTGTGCGTGCTGGCGAGCTCGATCGCCGCATCACCATCCGCCGCGTGGCGGTCACCTACAACGCGTTCAACGAGGCCGTGGAGTCCTGGTTCGACCATGCCACGGTCTGGGCCCAGGTCACGGCCGTCAGTGCCGCGGAGGCTGTCCGCGCGCAGGAGATCGGCGCCGAGATATCGCTCCGCTTCACGCTGCGCTGGTCCGCTATGGCGGCTGACATCGATCCGCGCGACCGCATCCTCTTCGACGGGCGGGAATACAACATCACCGCCGTGCGCGACGTCGGCCGCCGCGCGTGGCGGGAGATCGAGGCGGTCGCGCGCTCAGATGGCGCCGGTATCTAGGCGACGTCGGGTGGGCTGAGGCGATGTATATAGCGCTTACTCCTCTCCCGTTCCCCCTCTCCCTCTCTCCCGCCCTGTGGCTCGACCCGTCCGATCTCTCGACGCTGTTTCAGGATAGCGCCGGCACGACGCCGGTCACAGCAGATGGCCATCCGGTCGGCAAAATCCTCGACAAGAGCGGGAATGGTTACCATGCCAGCCAAAGCACTGCGAGCAAGCGTCCGCTCTATAGGACGAGCGGCGGCCTCAGTTGGCTCGAGTTCGACGGAGTCGACGACAGTTTGTCACTGAGCGGCTCGGGATTGAACATCCTCAGGAACTCGCCTGCAGCAACGGGAATTGCTGCCGTCAAGGATAACACTCCGGGGTCGCTAAGAGTTTTTTTGCAGGTGACCCGCCAGGCGGATAGCAATACCCGCTACCAAATGCGAACATCTGCATCGAGCGCCTACGAAATGCAGACCCGATGGGACGACGTGACCTCCACGGTCGTCTCCGGCGGGACGGTCACAGGCAGCTCGCAGGTGGTAACCATGAGCGCAGATTTTGCCACCGGAGGGAGCGGATCGCATAAGATTAGAGTGAACGGGACACAAGTCGCATCGGGAGCTCAAGTCGGCGGGGCCGGCAACACGCCGGATACAGCCTCCCAGCGAGTGTCTGTTGGCAGTTTTGTCGAGATAGCGAACTGGTATAGTGGCAGAATATTTCAATTAATTCTGTTTCGCTCGGTGTTGAATGCGGCCAATCTGGCGCTCGCGGAGAGCTATGTTGCCGGCAAGGCCGGTGTTTCGCTTTAGGCGTTTGTTCAAGGCCGCGCGTGCCGGGGCTTCGATGAGGTGGAAGGAAACCAGCGCGCAAAACGCGGCAGCAACCAGCAGAGCACATCGATTGATGGGATGGCTACCGGTCGCCGCGATATAAAACGGCTGCTGCCATAGGTACAGAGAGTACGACCAGACCCCGCAGAGAACTAACGCCTTCGAGGAGAGGCAGCGCATCAGCCGCAAAGGAGCGTGCTCGATTGTCGCGACGCCATAGGCAAGCAGTGCCGTGCCAAGACTATACTTGATCGGATCGGGCACTTTGTAGAACTGGAGGGCAGCACCGAGCCCTGCCGACAACAAAGGAACCCATGATTGCGGCGCATGGGTATGCTGTGCAAGGAGATAGAGCGCGGCGCCGGCGAAGATCGAAGCCGCTCGCACGTCGGAATGCCAATAGACGTCATAGTAGTTTCTCTCGAGCAAAACAGTTTGTAACGCGCCGTTCGCCATGCAGAGAAGAGCTATGGCAACGAGCATGGGCTTTGCGGTTGATGGGTTGCCACGCGTAACCCAAGCCAGGAGCCCGAGCACAAGATATGCGTGCTCCTCGATGCAGAGCGACCATACATGGGCGAGAGCGCTGTTCGGTGCCCCGGCATAATTGAACGTGAACGTCAATGCCATCGCGGCATCCCAAAGAGTAACTGGCACGTTGCCCAGGACTTGTTGTGCGAGCAGTAAGGCGACCGTGAGCGCTATGAGTGCAGGCAAGATGCGAGACGCCCGCCGGAAGTAGAATACGGTCAGTGGCGTGCGTTCAACGAAGAGGATTTGGGCCATGAGACGACCACTGAGCACGAAAAACAGTTCGACGCCGAGGCGTCCTGAGTAAAGAGCCGTGCCCGATGTGAGGAAGTGGCCGACAAGGACAGCAAGGATCGCGAGGCCGCGCCAGCCATCAAGAAATGGTAGATGCTGGCGCTCCCCCATGCCGCCTCCGTCCCCATGAAAACCCCACTCTCGCAAGACCGCACGCCCTGAGCAAGAGGCCATAGAATGTCGTCCTCGTTCTCCTACTCGGTGGTGCTTCTTCTGCCGGCCACGCTGCAGGACAAGGGCAACCGGCTCGCCTGCGCCTTGGGTTACGACGAGCTGCCCGGTAAGACCTTCATCGCCCCGGCGTCCGCCGATGGCGTCGAGCCCGCAACGCACTACGGGTGCCATACGTGGGCGCAGCAGTCGTTCGTGGACACGCTGAACGCTGCAGCTCAGGGCCAGCTCCCGGCTGTCGATTGGGCCGCCTACGGTCTGACAGAGCCGGATATGCAGGGGGTGGTCGCCAGTCTGGTGGTGAGCGTCCGGGTCGGCGGCGAGCCCTACCAGCATTGGACGGAGACGCTGGCAGGGCACGGGTTGCGCCCTGCGGCCGTGACGAGCGATTGAGCCAGGATCTCGATATGGCCGTGACTCTCAAAATCGACGGCCTGCGCGACGCCCGCCGGGCCCTGCAGGAGCTGCCCAAGGCGACGGCGCGTAACGTCGTCAAGCGCGTCCTCATCAAGCGCGCCGAGCCGATCGCGGCGCGTGCCCGCACGCTCGTTCCCGTGCGCAGCGGCGGCCTGAAGCGCAGCATCACGGTGTCGACCAAGGCCTCCAATCCCGGTCGGGCCGCGTTCGCACGGACGCTGGCCCAGGGCGGATCGCGCGCGCAGGCCGCAGCCGCCGCGCGCGCCGCCAACCGCGGACTGACGGCGGGCGGATCGATCAACGTCTACGTCGGCCCAGGGCGGCAACCGCACGCGCACCTGGTCGAATTCGGGACGAGCAAGATGGCGGCGCAGCCGTACCTCCGTCCGGCCGTGGACGCGGAGATCCCGGGTGCCATCGACCAGGTGGCCAAGGACCTCTGGGTCGAGATCAAGAAGGCCGCAGATCGTCTCGCCCGCAAGGCGGCCCGCCGGAAGTAATCATGGAAGAAGCCCTGATTGGCCAGCTGCTCGCCTCGAGCAGCCTGGCCGCCCTGGTCGCGGCACGCGTGTATCCCGCACGCCGGCCGCAGGCCTCCGATCTGCCCGCAGTCGTCCTCACGCGCGTGGACGGCGTGCGTCAGTACGCGGACGAGGGGCCGATAGACCTGGTCCAATCGCGCGTGCAGCTCGACTGCTGGGCCCGCACCTACGCGGAGGCCAAGGCCGTTGCGCGCGCCGTGCGGGATGCGCTCCTCGACCTCGAGGGTGTGTACGGAGGCGTCGAGTTCCAGGCCTCGCACCTCGAGGCCGAACGTGACTTCGCTGAGGACGGCGCGAACCAGGCCGAGTACCTGCACCGCGTCGTCCTCGAGTTTCTGGTCTGGCACAGAGAATCTTGAGAAGGAGCACACCTGATGCCTGGGTTCATCGGACGCCGGGTCGTCTTCACCTGGGGCGGCGTCGAGATCGAAGGCGTGCGCGAGAAATCCGCAGCCTGCAACGGCGAGGCGATCGACGTGTCGTCCGATGATTCGGACGGCTGGCGCGAGCTGCTCTCGGAGGCCGGCGAGAATGCCGTCGACATTTCGCTCTCCGGCGTCACCAAGGACAAGACGCTGAAGACGGACTGGTTTGCCGGCAACCGGACCAAGACGGTCGAGCTCACCTATCCTGACGGCGGGGTGCTGTCAGGCACCTTCTTCCTGGTGAGCTACACGGATACCGGGCCCTACAAGGACGCCACGACCTTCGAGGCCACGCTCCAATCCTCGGGCCCCGTGACCTATACGCCGTGAGGCCATCATGAGCCGCTTCGACGATATCCGGCTCTCCTGGGCGGGACGCGAGTACACGCTGCCCGCCGGCCGGGTGATGGCCGCCATCGCGCGGGTCGAGGACGTCATTACGCTCGTCGAACTGCGCCGCTATTCGGAGCGCGGCACCGCGCCCATGGCCAAGCTCGCCATGGCCTACGCCTCCGTGCTCCGCGAGGCGGGCGCGCGGGTCGAGGACGAGGAGGTCTATGTGGGCATGTTCGGGCCCGAGACCTCCGGCGCAGCGGTGCTGACGGCCATCAACGGGCTGCTCGCCATGATGCTGCCGCCCGAGCATCTGCGGGCCGAGGCCTCCGGGGAGACCCCCGAGGGAAACGGGTCCCCGGCCGCTGCGCCCTCGTCGAAGAGGCCTACAAGGCAGCG